AACCCGCCCCCGTGAGACCAACCCAGCCGGACCTGTTTCGCGGGGGCCTTTCGCGCGACGCGCGGAGGTCCGGCAATGAGCAAGGCGACACCGGGGACAGCCCAGCCGCCCACATCAACGCGCGTCTCTCCGCGCCCGCGGGGAGACGCCCATGTCTCAGCAGGTACGGCTGGATCGGTTCGAGGAGTGGTTCATTGCGCGCAAGGCCCGGCAGTTGACAGGTAGGGCCGGGTTCACACCCAGCGATGTCGAAGACATCGAGCAGGACATTCGGATGGATGTCCTGCAACGCCTGCCGCGGTTCGACGCGGCGAAGTCAAACCGCCACACCTTCATCGCCATGGTGGTCCGCCGATGCGTGGCGTCGATCCTCGAACGCCGGCGAGCAGAGAAGCGGAACGGCGGCCGGCGTCCCCAGTCGCTGAACGCGCCGATCCGCGACGCCGAAGGCCGCGAAGTCGAGCTTCACCAGACGCTTGGAGGCGACGCCCGCCGGCCGGGGCGCAGCGAGGAAGGACTTCGCGACCTTCGGGCCGACGTGCGGGCCGCAGTCGCGGCGCTGCCGGAGCACCTGCGCCCCTGGTGCGAGGTCTTCGCCGGCCAAGGCATCCGCGAGGCGTCGCGCGGGCTTCACGTCCCGCGCTGCTGGCTCCAGCGGATCAAGGCCGAAATCCGCGGCCACTTCGAGGCGGCCGGCCTGGCGGACTACCTGCCGGAAATCTGACCCGACCGCGCGACCACTTCGTGCCGGCCTCGGTAGGCACTCACCATCGGCCCGCCGAGGCCGACATGAAAGGAAACGAAATGACCAGAGCGTACAGGTATCAGTTCCGCGAAGGGGTAGACCCTCGCGATGTCGAGGACACGCTGCTTCTGGCGTTCCTCGCCGCCGAAGGGGTCTTCGGCGAGGCCCGCGTCCGCATGGACGGGGCCTACAGCACGGACCGCGAGGCGCGGACGGTGACGGTGGACGCTTCCACCGCCGTCGGCCAGATCGTCAACGCGGTGTTCACCGTCTTTGCCGTCAAAGAGTTCGGCCGGGACGCCTTCGGCGTTCGCCGGCTGGTTGCGGAGGTGCTGGCATGAGCACCACGACCTCCACCGCAACCGCTCGCCCGCCCTACGGCCCGCCCGTCCGGCGCGTCGCCTTCGGGGCCATCGAACCGCAAGGCCATCGCGTCGGGCTGTTCGGCCCCGGCGGCATCGGCAAGACCACGCTGGCGGCAACCGCGCCCGGGCCGGTGGCCTTCATCGACCTGGACGACTCGCTGCCGATCCTTCGCCCGTCGCTGGGCGAGTTGGATATCCGTCGCGTGGCGGGCATCGCCGGCTGGCAGGACATCCGCGACGCGCTGCACAGCGACGGCTGGGACGACGTTCGCACCATCGTGCTGGACTCGGCGACGAAGGCCGAGGAACTGGCGCTGGAATGGACGCTCCGCAACGTGCGGCATGAGAAGGAAGGCGTCGTCGTCCGCCGGATCGAGGACTACGGCTTCGGCAAGGGCTACCAGCACCTCTACGAAACCTTCCTTCCGCTGCTCTCGGACCTCGACCAGCACGTCCGCGCCGGCCGGAACGTCGTGCTCATCTGTCACGACTGCACGGCGACAGTCCCGAACCCCAAGGGCGAGGACTACATCCGCTGGGAGCCGCGGCTCCAGAACCCCAGCAGCGGCAAGGCGTCGATCCGCCTGCGCGTCCGCGAGTGGCTCGATCACCTCTTGTACGTGGGCTACGACGTGGAGTGCGCCAAGCACCACAACGGCAAGGCCCAAGGCCACGGCAGCCGCACCATCTACCCGACGGAGATGCCCTGGTGCATGGCCAAGAGCCGCGCGCTGGCCGATCCCGTCGAGCTGGTCCAGTTCGACACGACCCTCTGGAACAAGCTGCTGGCCGACCAGGCCGAGTAAGGAGACCTCCACATGCTTCCGACACGCGAAGGTTTGTTCAATGCGTACCCGGTCGAAATCGGCATCGACGAGACCGGACCCAACAACCTGGCCACGTGCATCATCCGCTTCGACCTCTACGAGGAACTCCAGCCGGACGGCGAGTGGGCGAACTGCGCTGACGAGAACTGGGAGATCACGGGCTACTTCTACCTCGAAAAGAAGGACGGCTCGCTCAACACGCTCACCCTCGACGCGCTGAAGGCGGCGCTGGGCTGGGACGGGCGCGATCCGTTCTGGCTCCAGGAGACGGACCTGTCCGGGCATCCGGTACAGGTGAAGCTCGGCTTCGAGGAATACGGCGGCAAGACCCGCATCAAGGTCCAGTACCTCAACCCTTTTGGCAGCACGGCAAGCGGCGGCGTGAGCAAGGCCGACGACGCCACGCGCCGGACGATCAGCAACCGGCTCGGCTCGAAGCTCCGCGCGATGGCCGGGCCGGCGCAGGCACCCGCGAAGCCGGCGAAACCCGCCGGACCGCCTAAGCTCCCGCCGGCCAAGCCCAAGGCGCAGCCGACGCCGGCCGCACCTGCTCCGAAACCTGAACCCGCGCCGCCGGCGGAATCGGCCACACCGGTCGAGCAAGCACGCGACCCCGAAGCCGCCACGATGGAAGAGGCGTGGGCCGAGTTCTGCAAGCACTGCGCGCCGCCGAAGTGGGACCAGGCCGCGGTGGAAGCCGAGTGGTTCCGCATCATCGCCGAACTGTTCCCCGGCAAGCAGCCCGACGAACTGACGCCGGCCGAGTGGGCGGCGATGCGCGACCAAGGACCGGCACAAATCATCCCGTTCTGAGAAGGCGGCGGGTTGGAGGGGGCACCCCGACGCGATGAACCGCGTCGGGGACCCCTAGGCCCTGGTGGGCCTGCGAGGCTCATTCCCTCGCTCTGGTCGGTTCGATTCCGGCACCCGCCTGTGGGTTAGTCTCCCCTTGTCCGGCCGGGTCGGGGGCTGCCGCAAGGCGGCCCCCGCTCGGTCCGGGCGGGCGACGACGCGCCCGATTGCGGACCGAGTCATGATCGCGGCTGCATCACGCCAACAGCTTCGGGACTACCAGGACCGGGCGGTCGAAACGGTGATCGAAAAGCTCGGCAACCGGCCGATCCTCGTCGCGCCAACGGGTAGCGGTAAGACGGTGATGGCCACAGCACTAGTCGAGCGGCTGGGGCTGCCGACACTGTGGCTGGCGCACCGCAAAGAACTCATCGACCAGGCCGCCGAGCGGCTCGCCGCGCACGGCCTGGATGTCGGCATCGTCATGGCCGGCTACAAGAGCAACCCGGCGGCGCAGGTGCAAGTCGCTTCGGTCCAGACGCTCGTGCGTCGGGACAAGCCGCCTGCCGGGCTGGTGGTGGTGGACGAGTGCCATCACGCCGCGGCTAAGACCTACCAGAACATCCTGGACGACTACGGCGACGCCGCTCTTGTAGGCTTGACCGCTACGCCATTCCGGTTGGACGGCCGCGGGCTGGGTGACCTGTTCGGCGAGCTGGTGGTCGCGGCCTGGCCGGACGAACTCTGCGCCGCTGGCGTGCTGCACAAGCCGCGGGTCTGGGCATCGAAAGCCCCAGACCTGCGCGGCGTCCGGGTTGTTGCCGGCGACTACAGCATCGGCGCGCTGGCCAAGCGGACGAACACGGCGGAACTCAACGCGGACATCGTGCAGACCTGGCGGAAGCGCGCCGACGGCAAGCGGACCGTGGTCTTCGCGGTGGACATCGAGCATAGCGAGGCCATCACCGAGGCGTTCCGGCAGGCCGGCGTCGAGGCCGAACACCTCGACGGCGGCACGGCCCGCGCCGAGCGCGACGCGATCCTCGACCGCCTGGCGCGAGGAAAGACACTGGTGGTGTCCAACTGCATGGTGCTCACCGAGGGCTGGGACTTACCGGCGCTGGAGTGCGCGATCATCGCCCGGCCCACGGCTTCACTCAACCTGCACCTTCAGATGATCGGCCGCGTGATGCGGGCCTGCGACGGCAAGGACGGTGCGATTGTCCTCGACCACGCCGGCAACCACCACGTGCATGGGCTGGTCACGCGCCGGCTCGACTACACGCTGAGCGATGAGAATGTGGGCTTCTCGGAGCCGCTGGGCCTGCGCCGGTGTGGCAACTGCGGCTTGCTGTTCGAGACGAGCGAGCGTTGCTGTCCCGAGTGCGGCTGGGAGCCGCAAGGCGAAGGCGGGCAGCGCCGCCGGCCGGCAATTCACGGCGAAGGTGAACTGGCCGAGTTCGACGACTCTTCCTTCGACTACCGCCGGCAGGTGTGGGTCCAGATCGAAGCCCAGCGGCAGGCCGCCGGCTACAAGGCCGGCTGGAGCTACTACCGATTCTTCGACCGCTTCGGCGTTGCGCCAATCGTGGCCGGCGGCGAGTTGGTCGATCCGCCGGCCGCAAGCTCGGAACAGAAGGCCGAGGTCTATCGCGAGTTCCTGCGGATCGCGGCCATCAAGGGCTACAAGCCGGGCTGGGCGGCCTACCGCTTCCGTGACGCTTTCGGTCACTGGCCGCGGAGGGGCGAAGCGTGACGGAGAAGCACCTCCAGAACGCCATCCTCCGCGCCTTCGGCACACTGCCCGGCCTGCGCCTGTGGCGGGCCAACGTCGGCGTCGCCCGCATGGGCCAGCGTGTGGTCCGTTTCGGTATACGCGGACAAGCGGACCTCACCGGCATCGTGCCGGACGGCCGGCGCTTGGAAATCGAGGTCAAGGCGGCAACCGGCCGGCAGACGGCCGAGCAGCGGAGCTTTCAAGACATGATCGAGAGGTTCCATGGAATCTACATCCTCGCAAGGTCCGTTGACGACGTGCGGCGGGAGCTTGCCGCCCGGGGCGTGCGGCTCGGATAGCGCGCTGGCGGCGAATGTCCGCTACGGCTACGGGCTGGGTTGGTCGTTTACGCCGCTGGACGGCAAGCGGCCGGTCCTGAAGCGCTGGCAGTCCGTACCTCGCGAGTCGATGGAGCAGGCGCTCGCCTGGGCGGGCAAGGGCAATGTCGGCCTGCGCACCGGCAAGGCCAGCGGCATCGTCGTCATCGACGTGGACCCCGGCGGCGATATCGAACCGCTGGGGCTGCCGGGCACGGTGACGGCGATGTCCGGGCGACCGAACGCGTTCCACCTCTACTTCTGGCATCGGGAGCCTCTGCGAAACACCTCGAAGAGGCTTGGGCCGAACATCGACGTGAAGGCTGACGGCGGGCAGGTGGTCTTCCCCGGCTCGGTCCACCCCGACACCGGGGCGGTCTATGCATGGGCGGAAGGCCGGGAGCCGTGGAACGTCGAGCTTGCCGAACTGCCGGCGCACATCGTAGAACTGCTCCAGTCGCCCGACGCGCCGAAACAGGCCGCGGCTCACGCCGCGTTGCCCGCGGCGCTCGAAACCCCGGTCGAGCCGGATAGCCGACCGTCCGCGCGTGAACGAGCGCCCAAAGGCCGCGCAGACGCCCAAGCCGCCCGCTACGCCCAGCGGGCCTTGCAGCTTGAACTGCACGCCCTGACCAGTGCCGCCAACGGCACGCGAAACCAGACGCTCAACCGGGCGGCGTTCAGCCTGGGCCGGCTGATCGGCGGCGGGTATCTGGTCCGGGCCGAGGTCGAGGCGGCGCTTCGCAGCGCGGCCGAGTCGGTCGGGCTGGAGTCGCGGGAGATCGACGCGACGCTCCGCTCCGGCCTGGACGCCGGCACGCGGGAGCCGCGGACCGTCGAGCTTCGGCCCCGGCCGCGGTGCGACGGCGAGAGCGACTTCGACCCGGCCGAGTACGTGCTGTTGCCGGGGCCGCACAAGGACGACCAGGATGCGCACATCGAGCAGTCGAGCGTGAACTTCGCGTCCGACGTGCTCCAGCGCCTGCCGGCCGACGCCATCTACCGGCGGGACTTTATCCCCGGCGAGGTCATCGGCGAAACCGGCCGGCGGAAATGGGTGGAGTTGTCGGCCGACCGAATGCGGATCGTCGTGGACAGTCACGCCAAGCTCGGTAAGTGGGTCACGCACCGTCAGACGAAGGAGCAAGTCCTTCTGTACCAGGCGTGCAACAAGGACGCCGCGGGACTGGTGGTTGCCCACGCGACCGGCGCGGTCGGCGTCCGCGAGCTTTACCTGATGGTTTCCTACCCGGTCTACGGGCCGGGCTTCGTGCGCGTCGAGCCGGGCTGGCATGACGGCCTCTACTACGACGAGCCGGACGAGCTGCGCGACCTGCGCCCGGAAACCGACTGCGAGGTCATTCACAACGTGCTGCACGATCTGGTGGTGGACTTCCCCTTCAAGGGCGAAGCGGACCGCCAGAACTTCTTCGGCCTGCTGCTCACGCCGATCATCGCGCCGGCGCTCGACGGCAACCGGCCGATGCACCTCCTGAACGCGCCGCTGGAGCGGACCGGCAAGAGCAAGCTGGTCAACGAGGTGTTCGGCGGCATCGTCACCGGGCGGGACACGCCTTCGATGCAGATTACCGACCGGGAGGAAGAGCGCGAGAAGCGCATCCTGGCGATGCTGCTCCAAGGCGAGACCTTGATGCACCTGGACAACCTGCCCAGCTACATCGACTCGCCGGCGCTGGCGAGCCTGTTGACGACGCAGCGCTTCCTGGGGCGGCTGCTGGGCTATTCGCGGAACGTGTCTCTACCGAACCACCTCACCGTCGTCGGCACGGGCAACAACACCCAGGCCTCCGGGGAGATCGCCAAGCGGATCGTGCCCATCATGATTGAGCCGGCGTCGGCGAACCCCGAGGCCCGCACCGATTTCCAGCACCCGGACATCCGGGCCTACGTCCGGCAGCAGCGGCGGACGGTGCTGGAGTGCCTTCTCGGCCTGGTGGAGAACTGGACCGCCGCCGGCCGGCCGAAACACCCCAACCGCCTGGGCGGCTTCGAGAACTGGTCCGAAGTCGTCGGCGGCATCCTCCAGGTCAACGGCCTGCGGGCGTGGCGGACCAACGAAGGCGACTGGCGGAAGGTCGCGAATCCGCACGGCTCCGAGATGGAGACCTTCGTCGAGGTCTGGCACGAAGCCTTCGGCGCATCCGAGGTGACCGCGCTGGACCTGATGAACCTGGCCGAGCAGAACGGCCTGTTCGGCTTCGTGTTCGCCCGCAACGGCATCGCCGCCCGCGGCTCGGTCTTCGGCAAGCTGCTCACCCGGCACATCAACGCACCCATCGGCAACTGGCGCATCCGCCAGCGCAAGGCCCGGCAGGCGCTCTACCGACTGGAGGACGCCCATGGGGATTGAGAATGTCCGCCAGCGGCTATCGCAAGCAGAGGTCGCAGAGGTTCGCGGCGGCTCCGCGTCGGCTCTGCGCGCGAAGGCGGCTCAGGGGTTGCAGGGGTCGTGCAGAGGTCGAAGCGCGACCTATGCAGCGATAAGTCCTTCAGGCAATTCGACTTGCGAAGCACCCGCAGGGGTTGCAGAGGTTTCCCGTAGCTTGACGCATACGCCCGCGCACGCACGCGCGCACACGCGCGCCCGTGAGCAGCAAGTAGACGCCGGACCCGTGCAAACCCTGCGACCTCTGCACGTGCCCGGCGCGGTGACGCTGCTGAAACACTGCCGCTGTGCTGATTGCCTGCGCTTCAAGGTGCGCGACAGTAGCCCGATGGCATGTCGAATCTGGTTCTGTCAGCCCGAACCGAGCACGTGGCACTATTGCGCCGACTACCACGGACCGCAGATCAGCAAGGACGTATGGGCCTGGCCTCGAAGCCCTCATGCAGAGGTTGCAGGGGTCGCGGGTCCTTCCGGCGAGTCGGCGGAAGACAACCGTGGCGGGAACGGTCACGAAACAGGTTTGTTTCGTTCGCCGGCGCGCACACAAGGCAAGGAGGCGTAAGCCATGAAGATCGAGCCATGGGACATCGACCGGATCAAGCCCTATGAGAAGAACCCGCGGCGGAATGACAAAGCCGTCCAGGCCGTGGCCGACTCCATCCGTGAGTTCGGCTTCCGCCAGCCCATCGTGGTGGACGACGCCGGCGTCATCGTGGTGGGCCACACACGGTACAAGGCCGCGCTGAAGCTGGGCCTCAAGACCGTGCCGGTGCACGTGGCCGCGGACCTCACGCCCCAGCAGGCGCGGGCCTACCGCTTGGCCGACAACCGCTCGGCCGAGAATGCCGAGTGGGACATCGACCTGCTGCCCATCGAACTGGGCGAGCTTCGCGACGGCGGCGCGGACCTGAAGCTGCTGGGCTTCACCGACAAGGAGCTTGCCGAGTACCTCCGCGAGTTCGATACCGATCTTGACGACGGCGACGCCGACGCGAGCGAAGCCGCCGAAACCATCCGTTGCCCCAAGTGCGGCCACGAGTTCCCCCTGGAGTAAATGCCATGAGCGCCGAAGTTGCTGTCTACGTCCAATCCCGATACGCCAAACCTGCCTACACGGTCGAAAGCTACAACGTCCGCGCGTGGCCCGGCCTGGAGATGGTCTGTCACGCCCTGCGGCAAGGCGGGATCGAGGTGGACTACTGCTCGTCCGCCACGGCCGGCCGGTACAAGGTCGTGCTGGTGTCGATCACGTCCGGCTGCGACTGGTATCCGTTCGTCGGCGAGCGGCTCCGATGGCCAGCGACGGCGCGGCCGACGGTCATCGCCGGCGGCGCGGGGCTGCTCAACGTCCGGCCGTTTCTTCGCTGGTGCGATGTCTTCTGCCTGGGCCGGGCGGAAGACTACATCGTGCCGCTGGTCCGCTCGGCGCTGGCCGGCGAGAAGCTGGAGCATCCGTCGGTCATCTACGGGGCCGACTTTCGCCTGGACAAGACCTACTGCATCGACGCTGGGACCGGCCTGTATCCGCACGCCGTGCCGCTGGCCAACGGCAAGACCTGGCGCGAGAGCGCCTACGGCTGTCAGCGCAAGTGCATGTTCTGCGCCTATACCTGGCATCGCCGGCACGTCGGCGGATTGCAGAACGAGGCCGGCGCGGGCGACGTGCTTTGGGGCGGCTCGGCCGAGAAGACCATCTTCGAGTTGGACCTTGCCCGCCCGGAGACATGGGGCCTGCCCAAGCTTCGCATCGTCGGCCTGGACGGTTTCTCCGAGCGGCTCCGGCGGATGGTCAACAAGCCCATCACGCGGGACATGCTCCGCGGCTTCTTCCGCGGACTGGCCGCGGCGAAGGTCGCGCCGAACCACATGAAAATCTACAACATCGTCGGTTACCCGACCGAGACGGAAGCCGACTGGTTCGAGTTCCTCGAAGACCTGGCGGCGGCGGATGAAGGCTGGACAAAGATCGACCCGCAATGGGGCATCGAGGTTCACTCCACACCGTTCCGTCCCATGCCTGCGACGCCGGGCGCCTGCTGGCCGATGAGTCCGATCAACTACCGCGGCCGAATCGTCAAGGTGCTCAGCCAAGGCAAGCACCGCGAGTACAAGGGCATCTTCTACCGGGGGAATCGCTTCTGGGCGGCCGAATCGCGCGGGACCGAAAGCCTGCCAACGGTCATCCTCGACGCGCTGGTCCTGCGCGGCCTCGAAGACGACTCCGAGACCATCGCCCGGCTGGCCGGCTCGACCAAGTTCCGCAATGCCAGCATGGCGCACAAGACGGCGATGCTGGAGCGACACGTTGATATCGCCCGTCTCTTCGCCGGCTACACCTGGGACACACTACCGACGCGATACCTCGCCTCGTACATCCCGAACGACAAGCTCCAGAACATCGACGCCGTGGCGCGGAAGCGGGCCGGCGCGCCGTGGCCGGCGGCATCGGTTGCGGCCGGGGCAGGAGCGGTGCGCTAATGTGCCAGGCGACGAAAGAACTCGGCGATCTCGGCCTTGCCGGCCTGACCGCTGGCGACACGGAGCGTCAGTTCGACCAGCCCATCTTCGTCGGCCTCGATCTCGATGCCGTTGAGGTCCAGGAAGACGATGGCCGCTGCCGCTCCCGTACGCTTGTTGCCGTCGAGGAACGGGTGGTTCTGCACAAGGTGATAGAGGTACGCCGCCGCCATCTCGAACAGGTTCTTGTGCAGCGGCTCGCCTCCGAAACTCGCCTGGGGCATCGCAATGGCCGAGTGCAGCAGGCCCGCGTCGCGCAGCCCTTCCGTGCCGCCGTAGCGGTCGATCAGGCTGCGGTGGATTCGCAGCACCATGTCCAGGTCGAGGAAGATCGGCGACATGGATTGTCCTTACTCGGCAAGCCGCTTCATGGCCCGGCCGAAGCGGGTGTGCACCTTCTCCAGGGCCTGCTGGAACTTCCGCTCCTCGGCCGCCGGACGCACCGGCGTCAGGACCAGCGAACGGCCGTCGGTCATGACTTCAAACGGCGTTTCCGGGGTCGCCCGAAGCAGTTCGAGGATCGGCTTGTCGATCACCAGGGCGTAGCTGTTGCCGTGCTTGGTCAGCGTCTTGGTCATGGTCGCTCTCCTGAACGTCTCATACACAGTATATCCATTGTACTAACCATCGGCAAGAGGAATCCGGCGGCATGAGCGAGGAACTCGACATCCGCTCCCTGTCCGTGACGGCCGCGGCGAAGCTGCTGAAGGTGTCGCCGAAGACGATCCGCGAGCACATCCGCCGCGGGCTGCCGCTGGTGGACAAGCGGATTGACCTGATTGTCTACGGGGCTTGGCTGAACCAGCAGGAACAGAACCGGCAGAACGATGGCGCTTGATCCGAACAAGCTGAGCCGCAACGAACTCGTCCAGCTACTCAACTCGACGGCGCTGGGCGAGTCGATTACGCGCTCGCGTCTGGACCGGCAGATGAACCGCTCCGGCCGGCGCTGGCATGACGGCCGGCGTATCCGGCTGCTGGAGTACCTGCGCTGGCTCATCCGCGAGGTGGACCGGCCGGCCAAGCCGAAGATCGACGCCCGCGCTGCCGACCTCGAACGCAAGAACACCGAGACCTGGCGGACGCAGAACATCGCGCCGCTGCCGGACATCGCCGACATGACGCGGCGGGAACGCGCCCGGGCCGACTTCCGCTTCTTCTGTGAAACCTACTTCGCCAGCGCCCTCTATCGCGGCTGGTCAGAAGACCACCTCCGCGTCATTGAGAAGATCGAGCGGGCGGTGAAGGAAGGCGGCTTGTTCGCGTTTGCCATGCCGCGCGGGTCGGGCAAGACCACGCTGGCCCGACTGTCGGCGCTGTGGGCGATTCTGTCGGGCTACCGCCCGTTCGTCTGTCTCATCGGCGGCTCGCAGGAACGTGCGGTCGAACTGCTCGCCCCGATCCGCAAGGCCGTCCTGGAGAATCCGCTGCTGCTGGCCGACTTTCCCACGGCCATCTACCCGCTGCACCGGCTCCAGAATAACGCCCGCCGGCAGATCGGCCAGCACATCGACGGCCGGCCGACCTACTGCACGTGGGCCGCGGACAAGCTGGTCTTCCCGACGGTCGAAGGCCCGTACAACGAGGCGTCGGGGGCCATCATCACCGTGACCAGCCTGGACGCCAACATGCGCGGCCAGCAGCACACCACGATGGACGGCCGGACGCTGCGCCCGTCGCTGGTGCTACTGGACGATCCACAGACCCGCCAGTCGGCCCGCTCGCCTTCGCAGACACGCTACCGGCTCCAGCTTCTCACCGGCGACGTGCTGGGCATGGCCGGGCCGGGCGAGTCCATCGCCGCGGTGCTGACGTGCACGAAGATTTACGCCGGCGACCTCGCCGACCAGGTGCTCGACCGGCAGAAGACGCCCGAATGGCAAGGCGAGTGCACGAAGCTGGTCTACGCCTTCCCGACCGCGGAGAAGCTCTGGGATGAGTACGCCCGCGTCCGCGCCGAAGGCTTGCGGCAAGGCAAGGGTCTGGCGCCCGCGACGGAGTTCTACGCCGCGCACCGCGAAGCGATGGACGCCGGGGCCGTCGTCGCCTGGCCGGCGCGGTACGACGCGAAGACCGAGCTTTCGGCGATCCAGCACGCGATGAACCTCAAGCTCCGCGACGAAGAGGCGTTCGCCGCGGAGTATCAGAATGAGCCGGCGACGGAGCAGTTCGAGGACAAGCGGCTCACGGCCGACCAGGTTGCCGAGAAGATCACCGGCCGGCCGCGGGGCGAAGTGCCGCTGGCGGCGACGCGCCTCACGGCGTTCATCGACGTGCACGACAAGCTGCTGTACTGGTGCGTCTGCGCGTGGGAGGAAGACTTCACCGGCTACGTCATCGACTACGGCACGTTCCCCGACCAGAAGCGGCAATACTTCACGCTCCGCGATGCGACGCACACGCTCGCCGCGGCGTTCCGCGGGGCCGGCAAGGAAGGCGCGGTCCAGGCGGGTCTGGAGAAGCTGGCCAGCGAGCTGCTCGCCCGGCCGTGGACGCGGACGGACGGCGCGGCGCTTTGCGTCGAACGGATGCTGATCGACTCGGGCTACCTGCCGGCGGTATGCAATGCCGTCGCCGTCAAGCTCGGGCCGGCCGTGTTGCTATCGAAGGGCATGGGCCTGCGGGCCGGCAACAAGCCTATGGCTGCCTATACGCGCCGGCCGGGCGAGCGGCACGGGCACAACTGGTACATCCCCAACGTGTCGAGGTCGAGCGAGTTCCGCCACGTCGCCTTCGACGCCAACTTCTGGAAGACCTTCCTTCACGCGCGGCTGGCGACGCTCGCCGGCGACAAGGGCTCGCTGTCGCTGTTCGGCAAGAAGCCCGAGCACCACCGGCTTTTCGCCGAGCATGTCGCCGATGCCGAAACCTACGTCGTCACCGAAGGCCAAGGCCGGACGGTCCACGAGTGGCGGGTCAAGCCGTCGAAACCCGACAACCACTGGTTCGACTGCCTCGTCGGCTGCACCGTGGCGGCGTCGATGATCGGCGCGAAAGTCCCCGGCGAAGGCGCGACCACCCGCCAGCGGAAGCGGTATACACAGGAAGACCTGAGAAGGCGAGTGGTATGACGAGCGAGAGCACACGCAAGCGCTGGCCGCCGGCGGACGAGCCCAAAGGCGTCGTCTGCCCCAAGTGCGGATGCGCCCACCTGCCGGTGCTCAACACCCGGCGCTCGATGGGCCGGATCGTCCGCTACCGCCAGTGCCGGCACTGTGGCCGGCGGGTCACGACCTACGAAGTCACGCCGTCGAAGCTCGCCGACGTGACCGCGTAGAGCCCCGGAAAACCGGAGCGAATGACAGATATGGCACAATCTGCCGCCGCAAGCCGGAAGGCCCTTCGCGGGGCGCAGCTTCGGCGGTAGGGTGAGAGCAGACAACCAGGACGCGCGGCGCGTCGGCTGATCCCCGACGCGAAGCCACGGACCAAGGCCATGCGGGGCCGCATACCCGGCATGGCCTTTTCTGTTGGGCCGCGCGGCTGGTTGTCGGCGAGGTGACGCGATGGCGGACGACTTGAAAGACGCGATCCGGCAGAATGCCCAAGGCCCCAAGCAGGTGAGTACGGACGGCGTGAACGTCGAGCAGCATTCGCTGGCCGATCAGATCGCCGCGGACAAGTACCTGGCCGCGAAGGATGCGGCGGCACGGAATCCGGCCAAGGGGTTCGCCCGTGTCAAGATCGTGCCTCCGGGGACGGTGTAACGCATGGGACTGTGGCCCTGGACAAAGCGGAAAAAGGTGCAGGCGGCCAGCTTGATGCTGGTGCGGGCGAAGTTCGACGCCGCGCAGACCACGCCGGACAACCGCAAGCACTGGGCGAATGCCGACCATCTCTCGGCCGACGCCGCGGCTTCGCCGGAGGTCCGCCGGACGCTCCGCAACCGTGCCCGTTACGAAGTGGCGAATAACTCCTACGCCCGTGGGATCGTGCTCACGCTGGCCAATGATGTCATCGGGACCGGGCCGAGGCTCCAGATTCTCACCGAGTCCGCCGAAGCCAACCGCACCATCGAAGCGGAGTTCGCGCGGTGGGCCAAGGTTGTCGGGCTTGCCGAGAAGCTCCGCACCATGCGGCAGGCGCGGGCGCAGGACGGCGAGGCGTTCGCGCTGCTGTTCAGCAACAGCCGGCTCGCATCGCAAGTCAAGCTCGACGTGCGGCTCATCGAAGCCGACCAGGTTACCTCCCCGAACCTCTCGTTCGCCAAGGACAACGCCGTCGATGGGATCGTGCTGGACGAGTTCGGCAACCCCGTCGAGTACCACTTGCTCAAGCAGCACCCCGGCGGCGATGCGGCTTCGGCCGGGACGCAGTACGACCGGGTTGCCGCAGCCGGCATGATCCACTGGTTCCGCGCCGATCGGCCGGGCCAGAACCGCGGGCTGCCGGACATCCTGCCGGCCCTGCCGCTGTTCGCCCAGCTTCGGCGGTACACGCTGGCGGTCATCGCCGCGGCCGAGAGCGCGGCGAACATCGCCGTGCTGATGAAGACCAACGCGCCGGCCGGCGGAGAAGCGGCCGAGGTCGAACCCATGACGGAAATGGAGTTCGCCCCGAACATGGCCGTCTTCACGCCCGAAGGCTGGGAGCCCTCGCAGGTGAAGGCCGAGCAGCCGGCCACGACCTACGACATGTTCAAACGGGAAATCCTCAACGAAATCGCCCGCTGCCTGAACATGCCGTACAACATCGCGGCCTGCAATTCGTCGGGCTACAACTACTCGTCGGGGCGGCTGGATCACCAGACCTACTACAAGTCCATCCGGGTCGAACAGGCCCACATCGAGGCGGTTGTTCTGGACCGCATCTTCGCCGCATGGCTCACCGAGGCCGTGAAGGTCTTCGAGTTGGGCGAGGTCGGCGACGCGACCCATCAATGGTTCTGGGACGGCCACGAACACGTGGACCCGCAGAAGGAAGCTGCCGCGCAGGCTCAGCGGCTCGCCAGCCATACGACCACGCTGGCCAGCGAGTACGCCCGTCAAGGCAAGGACTGGGAAACCGAACTTCGCCAGCGCGCCAAGGAAGCCGCGCTGATGAAGGAACTCGGCCTCACGTTCGCGCAGGCTGCCCCGCAGATGCCCTCGCAGGGCAACAAGGACGACGAAGACCCCAAAGACGAGGAGGACAGCCGTGCCGCTGCCTGAAAAAGACGATCACAAGACGCTTCGG